GGACAGGCCAATCTTCGGCTCACGCCCTGCCATGAAGTCGTCAGGGTCAACCTCGCGCTGCTGCATCGCAGGGAAGCGGGTCGCGCAGAGCGGTGCCACTAGTGCGTCAAGATCGGCGATGGTATCCTCAAGGCCGAACAGGTCGGTGTATGGCATTGCGTTGCCGGTGAAGGTCACAAAGCCATTGCTGGTGAAGACTTCGAAGCCGTAGTCGTTACCTTCGGTCGGCGACTTGCGGTTGCCGTATGACCCGCGCACAAAGGCACGGATGCCCTTGCCGCTCGGCGAATATTCGGCGTAGGTCTGGCTGGTAATTTCCTCGATGTCGGCTGGCACGTTGCCCTGCGCATCGACGCAGTTGTCGAAGTCAAGCGCCGTGATGCCGAACTCTGGCATCAGCGCCAGACCGACGCCAGTGAAGCCACGCTTGGCGGCAGCGGCGCGCGCTGCGGCAAAGGTGGTCATCCGCCCACGATCGTCGATGCCGCCTTGCTGACCGTGGCGCTTACCACCGTCGGCATAATATGGCACCTTCAGCGGCTTGCCATTGGGATTGTCGGGGTCTTGCTCAAACCGCCACATCAACCAGCCTTGCAGCTCCCGCAGTTCGGCAGGTGCCAGCACGGTTGTGTTGTGGGGTGCTATCGGTTGCACGTTGTCCACGGCGTTCAGTTGGACGTGAACAGAGCGGACAGCTCTGGCTTGAACAACTCGGCGCGTGGGATGTCGAACAGCTTCTCAATTTCTAGTGCGCGTTGCGCTGGCACCCATCCCTTACGCAGCCAGACATAGACCGCTTGGTGCGTGACGTCGAGCTTGTGGGCGAGCGCGTTCGCGCCGCCTGCTAAGTCAACGGCTTTTTTGATGCCTGTCATTTTGGTGTCCTTCGTTGTTGGGGTGCCGTCCGTATCGCATGGAACGGACGGCATCAAGTATTATTACGCGGCCAGCTTCTTGCCGATGCGCGCCTCGACGGCGTGCCGGAGCATTACCGGCGACGTTATCCAGACCTTAGCCTCGTTGCGGTAGCGCTGCGTGAGGTTGCTAAGTTCGAGGTCGGCCAGCCTGAGCTGGGCTGCCAGACGTTCACGCTTGACAATGGCCCTGCGTGCGTCGGCGAGGATGTCGTCAACTGTGCTGGTCATGTCCAGTTCTCCCCAAAGAAGTTGTTCAGCGCCGCGCGCAGTTCCTTCGCCTCGGCTAAGGTCAGCGTGAAATCGTATCCGGCAATGTTAAGGGTGACGGAGGCTGTCGCTATCGGGGTTACCGCCTTGACAGGTTTCTCCACAGCCTTCGGCTCTGGCCATTTAACTTCTTTGGCGACGTTGATGATGGTGCCGTTGGCCTTGGTCACAAGGATCGGATCGGGCAGCGGCAGTTGCGGCGCGGGCGCTGGTGTCTCGGTAGCCTTGCGCAGCGCGTTGGCGGCGGCCGACCGAAGCACGGTGTAGTGGCCGAGCGGCGTCAGCTTGTAGAGGCCGTCCTTATACGTCACGTAACCCTTCGACCGCATCAGGTCGGCCGCACGCTTGGCGTTTGCGACACGTCCGCCATACTCTTTGGCGATGGAGGCTGCGTTGAGCACACCCTCGCGCTTCAGACCTTCAGCGATCCGGACTTGTACTTGTGTAATGCGTTCCATGTTAGTTTCCTTTCATTGTGTAAAAAATGGTGCCGATGGCGAGCAGAAGCACCCCGGCGAATAAAACGGTGATAGTTGTGTGTAGCATAGTGTGTATTTTCCCTTCAGTGTAGTGTGCCGTCTGGGTCGTTGGCCACATTACATATCGCCTTGGCTATGGCCTCGTCGATGGTAATGAGACGTCTACTCTCGGCGACGATGTATGACGCCTCCGTGAGAATTTCGGCGAGCACGGCGTTGGCTGCCTCAATTATTTCATTTGGTATGTCGTCCATGTCGCTCATGGTAAGATGATCGACGACTTGGGCTGCGGGGCCTCACCGCGATGCAGGTTGTCCTGTATGCTTTCGATGATGCCTTCGAGAAAGCCGCTGGCGAAGCGCAGTGCGCCGGTGTCCGCAGGCCCAGCGGTGCGCGCGGCGACGTCTAGGCCGTCCCGCATTATCACCAGCGTCCCAATGATGGCGGCCTTCTCGGCCTCGACTGGGTCTATGGTTTCTTCGGTCATGCCTATTCCTCTCGCTTCAAATGTGTCATGATGCCGCCGTTGCGCTCAACGCTGTGCGCGTACTCAATGGCGGCAATCTGCTGGGCCTCTGTCATGGGGCCGTGCGTCTTGCCTGTGGCCAGTATCGCGGCGCACAAGTCTTTAGACCCGTTGACGGCCGACACCCTGATGTCGTAATCAGACTTAGGTGTCGCTGGCATATCATCAATCATTGTACAGGTTCCTGTACAGGTTCTGCGTTGAACTCCTCGTCGAAGGCTTCCGCGACCGTTAGCTGGCCGTGCCAATCTTCGAACGCGTCATAATCTTCGCTGCGAAATTCGTTCCACAGGTCGTCCAGATACTCTTCGCGTATAAGCTCAAGCTGCTCTTCGTGTTTAGGCGAAAACTCGTCAAACTCTTTGGCGTGGGCAACGGCCTCCACCATCAGCGCGGCGGTGCGTTCGTCTTTGGTCCAGTCAATCATTTTGTAATCCCTTCGTTGTTGGTAAGACTGTCCCTAAACCAGTTCGTTGCAGGTGTCAACGGGCTTATTTAATGCGTGGACGATGGTGGTGTGACAGCGGTTCATCAGCCTACCGATTTCGTTGGTCGAGTAGCCTTGTTCCCTGAACATCAGGATGCACAGGCGGCGCACGGACACTAGATGCTTGAGGCGCGAGGGGCCGAGGATGTCATGCACCGTGTAGCCGTGCTCCTGCGCGATGGCGTCGATCGCGGCGAGGTTCTTCTCTCTGGGTGTCATTTGCGCTTCTTCCGTATCTCCAGCCCACGGGCTTCCAGTGCGGCGCGGAGTTCGTCGGCGTCTATCAAAGATGCACCAAATGTATTGACCAACACCTCCGCCAGCGGGTCAGGCTTGGGCTTGGGCTTGGGGATGATGAGCGGGTCAAGCATTGCAGCACCCCAACTGGTAACTGCGCAACTCTCAATGACTTTCTCAACCGCATCGCTCACCTCTTGCTTAAAGGCTTCGTGCTGTTCGAGGGCGCGGCATAGTGCGGTGCTAAGAGAGACCGCGCTGTAAACTTCGTGAATGCTTCTGGCGTCGGTATGGCTGTTACCTGACACCTCATTCACCAGCGCCAAGGCTTTTGCTTCAATGTCTGTCATTGCCCCTTCTCCCGCAACTTTGCGGCCAGTGCGGCGGTCAAGACGTGCCTATCATCGGTCGTTACGTGATCGGCGCGCATAACGCTGTCCGCAGTCTGACGTTCGCCGTAGCCCATCAGCCATCGCGCTATGCCAGAGCGTTCCACCTCGATACCGTGCCGGATGCCTTCTTCAACAAGGCGCATCCATACGGTGTGGTCCCATCCGCCGGACAGATATAACTGGCCGTCGCTGTTGTCCTGCTTATCGCATTGCGCGGCGCAGATAGCCCGCGCTGCTTTTGTAATTTGTTCGTCTGTCATAAATCACATCCATCTCGTTATAAAGGTGACCGAGCCGATCGTGCGGCACTTGAAGGCTTTGCCTTTACGGATGCCGTATTGTGACACGTTGCGGCTAATGCGCTTGGCATCGCCCTTGTTGGCGGCTGGCATGGTGGTGATGTCACCGACCTCCATGTCGCCCATCGGGTATCTCATCGGTCTGGCCATTAGTCGCCCCGCTCTTCGAGCATGGCGTCGGCGTATGCGTAGGCGTTCTCGGCAATGATCTTTGAGCGGAGAAAATCGCTCCTAGACAATAAAGCGACAAGCGCCTGCCCCGCGAAGTAGTCGCGCAGGGTCATGCCGTCTTGGATGCTGTCCCAGTTCTCTGGGACTGCCATCGGGAATGCTTGTAACTCGTTCATTGTTATTCTCCTTGGATAAGTTGTCTAAGTGGCTTGGATCGTGACGGGTGCTTCAGCTTGCGTATCGCCTTTTTTTCAAGCTGGCGTATCCGCTCTCTGCTTACGCCTTGGTTGTCGGCTATCTCCTCAAGGGTCTCCCCGTCGAAGAACCTAGCCTGTATTACCCCCTGCTCTCGCGGACTTAGCGTCGTCAACGCATCGGCCACCAGCTTCGACGCGATGACGTTATGTTCGAGCCTGTCGCCAGAGGCGAGCTGCATGACGGCGTCCTCGCTCATGCTGACCTCGCGTGAGTTGCTGGCTAGGGCCATGCCGCGCTGCTTCTCAGTCCACAGCTCCTCTGGCTCCATGTGCAGTGCCGCAGACAGGGCGAAGGCGGTGTCAAGCCACTCGCCAGTTAGCGCGTGCATTGGGCGTCTCTTCATGCCGACAAGGTTGCCTACTGTGAAGGGGGTTAACCCCGCCAGCCTAGCCAGCTCCGATTGGCTCTTGATGCCCAGCTTCTTCATCTGGCGCACTATCAGATTGTTGCGGATGGTCACCTTGACCAGATACTCGTTGCCTGTGTCAGTCATGTGCCTTGCTCCTGTTGCTGGATGTGCAGTGCCTCGTCGAGCAGCTCCTCACGCATCGCGTGCAGTGCGGACAGTCGCTCGAAGTGCAGCTCGCGGTCGTTGATGCAGCGGTCGTAGTGGCCGGGGTAGTCGCGGCCGTTGGGCGTGGCCCGCTTGAGCGCGTCGATGGCCTCCAACAGTGCGTCCATCGCGTTGCGGCGGGCGTCGATCAGTTCGAAGGCATCAGAGCCGTTGATGTTGAGGATTGGTCGTATCATGGTAGTGTCCCTTTGGCTGGTGGGGGCCGAAGCCCCCGTGTTGGTTAGCGGTAAGTTACTGTGATCTGGCCGCTGCGGTCGCGACGCTGCTGCGCCTTGTGGCCTGCGGCCTTCAGCTCCTCGACGCGGGCGTATGCCGAGCCGTAGGTCTTGAAGTACTCGCGCTTGATGTTGGCTTCGACCTTGCGCTCTTGAAGCGGCTGGCCGTGGACCGTCTCGCGCAGGTCAACAAGCATCTCGGCGTCGGCGCGGACGCCACGAGCGGCGCGGCGGTGGTTCATGCGGGCGATCTCAACCTGACGGTCGAAGTCAGCGTAGCGCGGCTGGGTCGCTTCGAACTCGGCGCGATCAACGAACTTGGTTTCGCGGAAGCGACGGTTGCGGTCGAAGCGGTAAGGGCCGAACTCGACCAGCACCTTGGTGATATCTGCTTCGGCTGCCGCTTCGTTCTTCTCTGCAAACTTGATCATGGCGGCGACGGTGGCGGTGTTGACGGCAGTGTCCAGTTCCAGTGGCAGCTCGTCCGAACCTCCGCAGGTGCCGTTGAAGAAGCCATGCTCGGTCGTGTAACCGTGCTTGGCGATCATGCCGGTGTTGACGTGTACGGCCTGACGGCGGCCACATGCTTGGCAGGTTGCGGTGTGGGTCGATGCGGTAGTCATGAGGTAGTGTCCTTTTCTGTGTTGGTGAAACCAGCCTTAGAAGCATTTGAGGGTATATACAACCACTAAATTGCATTTAATCGAAAATAATTTGTGGGGGCCGAAACCCCCACGCATCATGCCAGCTTGGCGTACTCCTGCACCCGCTCCAGCGCGTCGGCCCAGTCGTCGGCGTAGTGGTCGCCGTAGAACGGATCGCGCTCCTCGTCGTCGCAGATGCCAGACTGGCCCCAGACGATGATGGTGGTGTACGGCTCGCCGAAGCCGTAGCTGCGGTACGTCTCGATCTCGATGCCGTGCTTGGCAGCCAGTGCCCGCGCCTTGCGCCGGACGGTCGCCTCGGTGTCCTTGACCTTGGCGGGCAGCACCTCGGACACCGCCACCTTGCGCTCCTGCTCGATGCGGTAGACGGCGGTGACACGCGCACGGCGCTTGACCTTCTCGTCACGGATGGAGACGATCTCGCTGGTCTTGCCGCAGCAGTAGCGGCGACCCTGCACCACCAGCCAGTGGTTACCGGCGGCGACGAGGTAGAGCGTGCGGCCGTCACGTGCGTCGCTCTTCAGCCAACCGGCCAGCGTCGGGTTGTCCTTCGGCTTGAGCGGGTTGAGCTTGGCGGCCGAGGCCACGTTGTAGCCAAGCAGGTTGAGCGACTTGATGATCTCCCAGTCGTATGTGCCGGTGACGCTGCGCTTCTTGTTGACGTTGCGGATGACGGCGGCAGCCTCGGCCGTGTCGATGCCCGCGATGATGGACAGGGCGGCTGGGCCGCAGAAGCGGTTGTGGCCCTTGGCTGCGCGCTTGACGGGTTTGAGTGTTGCGGTAGGCATAGTAGTGTTCCCTTTCGTTG